TTACTTTGCCAGGTGATTTAGTTGGTAAAGGTATATTGGCAGTTGCCAAGCAAGCATTGGGTAAAGAAATTGCAATCAATGAATACGCATCAAGATACTTTGATGGTGGTGTAAATCCAACAGCGGTGATTAAATCTGCAAACCCTGATCTATCACAAGAAGAAGCGGATGCACTAAAGAGCGCATGGATGGCAATGTACTCATCACGCAATAGATCACCAGTGGTTATGAACTCATCAACAGATTTTGAAGTATTAAGTTCTAACGCGGCTGAATCACAATTAGTAGAAGCACAAACAGCCGGGCTTACAGAAGCGGCAAACATTTTAGGCTTACCGCCTTACTTCTTAGGATCGCCTAATTCAAGCCGTACTTATTCAAATGTAGTAGAAGAAAATCTACAATTGATTAAATGGTCAATACAACCAATCGCTGAAAGAATAGAAGCGGCATTTTCTGATCTACTTGTCCGGGGTCAAACTGCCGGGTTTAAATATGATTCATTACTAAAGACCGATACTGCAAGTAGATACAACGCTTATGCAACTGCATTGTCTAATGGATTCTTAACTGTTGATGAAGTTAGAAATTATGAAAATCTTGATCCTATGGATTATGAAGAAGGGGATGAAGTAGAAGGCGTAGATGATTCATTACAAAGCGATACAGTAGATACAGTAGAGGATGAAAACTATGTCTGAAGAAAAAATGGAAAATAGAAATTACTCAGTAAATTTAGAGTTACGCGCCAATGGAGATGGCCGCACCATTTTTGGTATCGCCGTGCCTTACAACAAAGAACAGCGAATAACCAGCACAATGATTGAAGTATTTAGAAAAGGCGTGTTTGCAGAAGTTATTAAAGCACCGCACCGGGTCAAACTTCTTAGGGGTCATGGCGAAAACAATGTACTAGGCCGTGCCACATTACTTAGGGAAACCGAAGAAGGCTTATATGCAGAATTTAAAATATCAAAAACGCGTGAAGGTGATGAAGCGTTGGAATTAGTCAAAGATGGCGCATTAGATCAACTATCAGTTGGGTTTATGCCAATTAAGAATAAAAAGCGGCCTGATGGGGTTATGGAAAGAATCAAAGCACATTTGGCTGAAGTATCACTTGTAACCTTTGGTGCTTATGGCGAACTGGCCAGCATTACAGGTATGCGTGATGGCCAACCACAAATGACACCTAGACTAGATGAAGCAAGGAAGATATTAGATGCCATACAGCGTAGTAAGTAACCATCCTGAGTGTGAAGGGTATGCAGTTGTAAAAACTGACACCAATGAACTAATGGGTTGCCACAAAATGCAATCCCAGGCTGAGGATCAATTGACCGCAATTAACATTTCAGAGTATGGTGAAAACCGATCTGAAAGCGTAGAGCAGGTAGAAGAAAAATCAAGATTTAACACTGCCCTACAAATACTAAAAGATTTAAAAAAAGAGATATAATTTTGTCAAGTCGTAGAACACCTAACCCCGATTACCGGCGCGTTACACCTTCTCACTAAAACAACTAACTAATAGGAGAAACATGTCTAATACTTTTCTAACTTCTCTCCGTGAGAAGCGCGAATCAAAGACATCTCTAATTCAGGCAACTTTAGATCGTGCGGCAGAAGAAGCACGCGATCTATCCGAAGTTGAGTTGGCTAATGTAGAAGCCCTTAACCTAGAGATTAAAAAGTTGGATGAGCGAATTGAGCAGATGTCCGATATTGAAATACGCAATCAAAAAGCCGCTGATCTAGCCGCTAAAGTTGATGCAAACATTGAGCCAAAGAAAGAGGCACGCGCCGGTGGCTTTATTGTTACAAGTGAGGCACTTACTTACTCAGAGAGATCAAGTAATGATTTCTTAACTGATGCACTAAAAGCACAATTTAAAACAGATGGTGAAGCCAGTGCGCGTATTGCACGCCATCAACAGGAAATGGCAATTGAGAAGCGTGCAGTTGGTACATCCAACTTTGCAGGCTTAGTAGTGCCACAATACCTAGTTGATCTATACGCACCATTAGCACGCGCCGGCCGCCCATTCGCGGATGCCGCACGCAAGCACCAACTCCCTACACAGGGCATGTCGGTTGTCATTAGTCGTATAAATACTGGCACAGTAACAGCGTACCAAACATCACAAAACACAGCCGCAGTATCACAAGATATTGCAGACAACACCCTAACTGTAAATGTAAATACAATTGCAGGCCAACAATCAGTATCTAAGCAAGCATTACTACGCGGATACAACATTGAGGGAATTGTTTTGGGTGATTTGATTCGCGATTACCACACCAAGTTAGATAATTCACTAATCAATGGATCAGGATCAAATGGTCAACCATTAGGTCTATTAAACATGACAACTGGAGTTCTAGTAACTTACACCGCTACAACCGGTACAGTTGCAGGTCTATATCCAAAGATTGCTGATGCAATTCAACAAATTCAAAGCAATATCTATGTAAACCCAAATGCAGTAGTCATGCACCCACGCCGTCTAGGATTCCTATTGGCCGGTGTTGATGGTTCAAGTAGGCCATTGATTGTGCCACAGGCATACAATCCTATGAACGCAATGGGTACAGGTAACGGCGCACCGCAATATGGTAACTCAGGTTACTCAATCCTAGGATTGCCAATTATTGTGGATGCTAACATTGCAACAAATGTTGGCGCAGGCACAAATCAAGACACAATCTTTGTGGTTGATTTGAATGAAGCCCATCTATGGGAAGAAGCCGCCGCACCAACTTATGTTACATTTGAAGAGCCATCAGGCAAGGTTGCAATCAATATCGTTCTATTCGGTATGTCAGCATTTACCGCAGAGCGTTATCCAAAAGCAATCGCACAAATTAACGGCACAGGTTTAGCAACACCAAGTTTCTAAACCAATAAGTTTCCAGGCCGCTACCCTTCCAGTGGCCTGGATTCTAACTATGATCGGTATTTAATGAATGGAGTTTGTCTAATGTCCCAGGGCAGTACAGGATTTGGATACCGATCATGGCTATAACAAATGGATATGCAACATTAACTCAAATTAAGGCTTACATGTCTATATCAGATAATACTGATAATGACTTGTTAGAAGATTTAGTTGAATCAGCATCAAGATCAATTGATCGGATTGCTAACAGAAGATTTTATTTAGATGCAGTGGCATCCGCACGGCTTTATCGTGCGTACTCAGATATTTTTGTTTATGTAGATGATATTGGTACTACATCAAGTTTGGTTGTAAAAACTGATTCAAACGGCAACGGCACATACGCAAAAACTTTAACTTTAAATCAAGATTACATTTTAGACCCATTAACCGCATCATCTTTGAACCGGCCATTTACTCAATTAACTATGGTATCTAATACCGAAACCTGGCCGATATTTCCAGGCTTAACACAAAATGGATTACGCCCAGGTGTGCAAGTAACTGCAAGATGGGGCTGGCCGTCAGTGCCGGATGATATAAATATGGCCTGTTTAATTCTTACCGCTGATCTATACAAGCGTAAAGATGCACCGGGTGGCATATTAGGATTAGGTGATTTAGGAGTAGTTAGAATGTCACCAATAGGCAGAGATGTAACCGCAATGGTCAGGGCATACAAAAAAGAAGTGGTTGCATGAATCCCGGTACAGTTAGAACTAACCTTAAAACTGCCCTAAGCACAATAACCGGTATGCGTGTGTTTGACTATGTACCTGATTCTACAAACATCCCAACCAATAACGCCTTTGCAATAGTTGGCCAATTATCAATGAATTATGACTACACATTGAACAGAGGATTTGATTCTGCAAGTTGTCAAATCATTGTTGTAGTTGGAAGAATGAGTGAAAAAGATGGACAATCAAGATTGGATGGGCTACTTGCTTCATCCGGTTCTACTTCAATTAAAGCCGCTGTTGAAGTTGATAAAACTTTAGGCGGTGCTGTACAAACGCTCAGGGTTGTGTCTGCATCCCCGGGAACAATAACATCCGCTAATATTGACTACCTAAGTTATCAATATTCAGTAGAGTTGATAGGTTAGTAACGAAAGGAAAAATATGGCCATATTTATGGGTAACAAAGTTGCCGTGATTGTTAATACAACTACCATTACTGATCATGTCAGCACTGTAAGCCTTGCACGGGAAATTGATCAGGTTGATATAAGCGCGATGAATGATAATATACAGAACATGATCGGTGGGATTGAAAGACCTACACTGAATCTTGAACTGTACAATGATTTTGCATCAGCATCAGTAAACGCATTATTTGAAGATGCGTTAGGTACTAAACTGAATATCAAATTGATACCAGTGTCAGGTACAGTAACCGCAACAAACCCAAGTTATACAATGTCATGCCTTATCTCATCATGGACACCTGTAAATGGTGCTGTTGATGCGGTAGCAAGCGTATCTGTATCACTGCCGGTAACTGCATTAACAAAATCAACAAGCGCGTAATAAGAAAAGGGTGGGACAATGCACAA